TCGATAGGCAGACCGATGGAGTCCGCACCACTCTTCCGCAGCGATTCAGGATCATCGGTAAATGCCATGACGGAGGTCTCGCCATCGCCAATCCGATCCCAGAAGAATCCCGCGACATTGCTGGTGATGCCAATCGACGACGTGTCTACCGGAACCCCACCCTCAATGAACATCACTCCGCTTGCGGCCGGGGCCTGCATCCGCGGGAAGTCGCCCTGCGCGGCGGTGTCGGCGGCAAGCTTGGCCATGTCGCGGCTGATCCACCACAATTGCGCGACGGACATCTGATCGATTTCGCTCCACATTCCATCCAAGATGCGCCGGTATTGCGGCTTGGCTTCGTACTGTCTCATCGCCCGTTCCCGCCAGACGGTGACGAATTTGTCTCGGATGAGCGGCAGGTGCGATGGGGTTAGGCGGAGGCGCTTGTTTTTTCTGCGCGTCATGTCATGCCTCGGTCAGTTCGCGTTGTTTTCGAGGATTTCGGTGAACGTGTCGGCCGGCACGTCGTCGTAATCTTCGATGTTGTTGGCGGTCATGAAGTCGATCATGTCGGATGCCGCCCAATAGACGTCCCAATCGGACGGGTTCATGGAGGAGTTGGTGAGATAGTCGTTGATGTAGTCTTGGGCGGTGGCCATGTTGATTTCCATGATGTTCATTTTGTTTGTCCTTTCTTTTGCTGACGTGATTTTTTTATTGCCAAAAACTTGTGTGGATTATTGGACGTGTCTAAAAGACACGCTGCACATCCACGCTGTCGAAAACCTTGTCATACGCTTTCGTCACGCATTCCAAACCCATGCGGTAGACGCTCACACGATCATGGTCAGACTCCGCCATGCGGCGCTGCCAATCATGCGGGAACGCCACGCTCAACAACGTCTCCCGCACGTCCGGTTTGACAACCTCGATTTTCTGCGGGAACATCGCATCAAAAGTGAGGACACACAAGGCGTAAGCCACCTGCAACGTTCGGTCAGACACGTAGCGGAAAGACTGTTCCGCCACGTGGTCAATCTCTTCCATAGACCACGGAACGGTAGCCGCCAACTTCGCGTACTCTTCCGCATCCTCATAATCCAAGCCGCCATTCATCGAATTGTCCTGAACCGTATCCACCAGGTATTCGTACAGTTCACCGATGATGCCCGCCGTGGAATGAACGAACACAGGCTCAAAATCAATAAAATAACTGCCGAACCACAGGCCGCAGACATGACTCACATAGCCGGTAAGCTCACGCGGCAGCATATTCACGTCAATCATCACAACACCTCGATTTCATCGTTGAACCCCATGAACTCCTGAGTGGTGAACCCGCCATCCTTGACAACGCAGTACAACCAACCCTGGAATCCACCCAAGCGCGCATCACGCATCCCACGAATCAAGTCACGCAACCACGCGCACACAAGATACGTTTTCGACACGGGACGCCAATAACGCTTACGCTCGACCATATCAAAATGGTCATATGCATACATTTGCTGACCAACATGAAAATCAGCCCACAATTTCAACGTTTCCATGACACTCACGCCTCCCTCGAATCAACGTCACCGAACAGTTCATAGCGCAACTGCGCATCAGCATCGAACATCGCCTTGTACGCATCACCAAGAGACTCATAGAAGACGCCATCCACACGCCAACCTTCATAGCCTTTGGAATCCAACGAACGGAACTCTCTCAGCGCACCAAGCATCATCTTGCGTGTCAATCGATAATCCGGCACGCTCCTATGAAAATTACCGTCGAACCGGTCAGCAGCAACGTAAGCGTCACGCGCTTTAGCCGTATCAAACGGGATAACAGTACCAATCGGCTCATGGTCGAAATTGAAAGTGTTGACACCGTAAGGCCAATAAACAGCGTAAAAATGACGGGACATGATAGAATCTCCTTGCAAATGGTTTGGTTGAGTTAATTACTGTTTGCAATGGCCGGACGGTACTGGAATATCGTCCGGCCAAAATTTTGTTAGAACAGGCAATCCATATGACGCGAATCAGGCAGATTGTCGGCAGCAGCGTTGATAACCGTGCTGAGATACGCGGTCAACAATGCGGGACGTTTGCCAATCTCCCTCAACACGGTTTGAATATTCGAGTCGATGGACGAATAGCCGGTTGCATCCAAAGCGGCCTTGACATGCTGTGCTGTGATGACGACACGTGACATTTCAGGCCACCTCGACAATCTCATGCTGAGCGAGGTACGCGGCCACGGACTCTTCCAACGTTTGGTCACTGCCACGCTGGTAATAGTCACGGTAGGCAACCACGCCATCGGAATCGCTGTAAGCGACGTATGCGACGCGACGGCCCTTGGAATCATGGAAACTGCGCGGCTTATGCGCATATCCTCCGAACACGTCAGCCAACTCCTTGACCGACTTGCCACCTGGAATCGTGACCACGCGCGCCTTGACGCCATGCTGAACAATCACCTTCGGCGTATCCTTGGACGGAATCGGCGGCACTTCAGGAATCTCAACCGTATCAGGTTCAGGCTCAACCGACTGCTGGGTGACAACCGGCAAATCATCGTAAGTCTCGCACATCTCAGGATGATCGCGCTCGGCCGGTGTGAGGAATGAAATGTCACGTGACACAACCATGCCGCCATCACTGTAAGACAATTCCCAACCATGCTCACGGTCGGCGTCGGACAGGCTCACGCCATGCGCCGTATAATCCCCACAATCAGGGGAAACCATGCAATCGCCACGTTCCACGATCAACGGCACATCACCAATCTCACTCACGGCCTGAGCGTAATCGGAGCCGTTAGGGTCAAGCCACGTGCCACCGTCAGCACGATATGCGGCGGCCACGCCACGCACCGCCTGAGCATTGCGGACGCCTGGAATCATCCGCCATGATTCAACGCCATCCTTCATCTCGAAACGCCACACGCTAGGCGTGTTGACGGAATCGAAAAACATGAAGACACTGGACGAATTGACTGCCCACAGGCCGTTAACCTTGTTCGACATTTTAAAACTCCCTTGTATAAAAAACTTGATTATTTGATGGGCCGTTCACCGCACGGCCCTGAGCGGTTTCACCATTCCAAAACCTTGCTACCGTCAACCAAAACGTATGACGTGCCGGATTGATTGCCGTCAACGCTTCCACGCCACTCGCAAATACGCTCGTAACCGTCCGAAGTGCTACCGTCCTCCATGCCGCACTGCGGAATGTTGGACAACTCACGGTAGCTCGCTAGGTCGGCTTGGCTGTAATCCTTCGTGGCATACGTTTCAAGCCACCACGTCCACTGCTGTTCAGGCGTGCCATGCGGATCGGCAACAGGCTGATCACTCAACGCCGGGGAACAGGCCACGCCGAAAGCCAACAGGCCAAACAGGACGGCAACAAGCAGAGTAACCTTCTCACGCATTTGCAACACCCGCCTTGATATAGCCGATACCGGTAAGCGCCGCATGAGTCCTCGCATTCCACCACGGCTGAACAAGCAGCCTGATAAATGCATAAGGCGAACGCCCCGCGAAATACGTTTTGCGCAGACGGTACGTGTACTCCCCATCCCAACGGAACGGAACACGCCGCCCGTCGTTAATGGTCAGACAGTCGGGCGAAAACGTGAGCTTGTTATCAAGCACGTACACGTCTACAGTCGCGTTGATCCGCTTGAAAACATCCTCAATGTACGGTTCGCGTATGAAGAACAAGCCGTTGCGTCCAGGGGCGTCGGCATGAGGGGCGAACACGTAGTAAGTCTTACCGTCGTTCCATTTGACCTCGGTCACGAAAGTGAGAGGTTTGAAGGGTTTATTATCGGGAATCTTGTCAACGTCCTTGTAGTCGCTGATAAAAAATTGGTTACTGCTGCACATTTTAAAGCACCTCGATTGTGTTGGAATATGATGCCCGAACGGACTAGATGGGCGTGATTGATAGGCTCACGCCCGAAAACCTTGGAATAAGTCAGCGCATACGCTTGCGGTTAGGACAATTGGGATATTCGATAGCCCGACACTGTAGGGCTTCTTCCATCTCCAAACGACGCGCATTGCTGCACAGAAACCGCGCCTCATCACCGGCACGGCACATCTCACGCCACAGCGCATCCGCCCGCTTCACGTCGGCACAATCGCTCTCGGCAACGAAACAGCGGATAGCGATCTCACGGTAACGCTCGGCCCCATCCCGCAGCTTGCGGGAATCTGGCGTCACGGGAAAACCGTAGTACGGGTAACGTTGATCGATGGGGCACTTCTCACACATGACTTGCCCCTCAGCGTTCCCGCGCGTACCGGCTGATAACACGCTCCGCCTGGCTGAGGGCACGCGCCTGCAAGTCAAGCAGAGGTTCGCCACGGAACGCCATGCTTGCATCATGACCATCAGCCATGTACCGGCGCATTTCGGACGGGGTGAAGAACCGGGCGGCGATATCCACGTTGTACACGAGAGCGCACCCGCCGTAACTGTATTCCCGCCAATTGTCCGCGCCGTTCAACAACAGCGCGCGACGTGATCCGAAGTGGTCGGGAAGAACGGTTTCCGGCATGTCGAGCGAATCAAGCAATGCCAGTGCGGTTTCCTTCACGCCCTGGTCCCACTTGCTGCGGGGCTTGAACTCGGCTTCGATATTCTTGTAGGTCTCATCAACGGTATACATTTTGACACTCCATTCCAGCCCCCTTGCTAGAATAAGAGGGCTTAGTTAGTTAGTTGGTTAATGATTACTGAGCAATTGAGCCGGATAGCTGCAACTATCCGGCTCTACTCATTCGTGGGCTAGACGTGCCATAAAGACTACGCTAGCCCTGGCGGATTACAAATCAATCCGCCGAAGACTTAGAATCAGAATCAAGCAATTTGCGCGGATTAGCGATCTTGAGAGCATCGCACAATCGCAGTGCAGTATCAAGCGACACCGCCCGAACATTGCGTTTACCTGTCTCAATCTGCGCAATCTCGACATGATGCACGCCACTACGTTGCGCTAACTCACGTTGCGTTAGACCGCGCTTCATCCTTAATTCTTTCAAACTCATGGCCCTTACTCCTAACTTGGATTAAGGCCATCGTAGACCACTCATACAGCGCGGGGCAATTCCATGCCGGACACCGCGCCACGTTGGCGACTCGACGACGGTTCAGCCTTGCATGCTGTGAGGGTGCATCATGCCTAGTCGCAGTCCGTCGCGTCTTCGTCGCGTCCACTCTTCAGTTTTCAATCATCCATGCCGCGCCTGTTAGGGGGCTTCGTGTCACCGGCCTTGCGGTGGTGGTCTCCGTGGTGGTGGCCTCTCGTTCATCTCTGTTCCTTTCGTTGTCGTTTGCTTGATGGCTCTCACTATACACGCTATCCAGTCAGATAGCAAACCAAGACAACACAGACACCACCAAAACCATTGCAAACACTAGTATTCGTCGGCGTGTCGCAACCACACGACGGCGACACAAAGACAGCGGACACCACAGCCACGGCCACACCCGGGGACGCCACGACATCCAGGGCACGACGGCCACGCCACGGCACGACCACAGCCACGCCATGGCCACGACGGCCACGACGGGCACGGACATGATCGCATAAGAGGAACGTGCCCGCGCGATACCACACGACACGCCAAAACACAATCGCACAAACGTTCCAACGTTGCACCATGCAACAAACACCCCCGTGGGGGAGCCTCCCCCGGACACAAAAAGCAAGGCCGCTTGCTCTCTAGTGCTGACGCTGAATGCTCGCTGGAACATTTTTGGATTACCCGTTACTTACGAAGTCTTCACATATTTAGTGGTTGCAACCGTTTCTGCACCCTACATATTGTGTATAATGTTCCTTGGATTGATGTTGATGGTGGTAGAGCGCAGCTCGGGTCCGCATCGATATCTGGCTGCTATCACTCATTGCGCGTAGCGTGAGTATCCTAGGTGTGATGCAGTCAGCAGTGGAATCCGACCAGTCTATCCCGGACGTGGCTTACATGGACTCGTACCTATTATTTTGGGCTGGTCTGCAATCCTGTTGGCACAGCCTTTTGGTTGCCGGGTTCGATTCCCGGGGTTTGCTCTAGGTTTCATGGGGTAGCTGCCTATGAGATCGATGGCATTGCTCGAATATCTCCGCTGGAACATGTGGGGGATAAGAGGCTCCCTGCCTTAATCAGGTGGTTGATGACCGAAGGGGAGGCACGGCCAAACGGGTGCATAGATGTTTCACGTTCCTTGCCGTTGGTGGTAAAGCCCATTCCACCATGCCGAACGTCTTTCCGACTTGGACGTTAACTAAGTCGGGTATATGGCATTGGTGCAACCGGTAGCATTACGGTCTCCAAAACCGTCGATGTTGGTTCGAGTCCAACATGCTGTGCTCAGCCTACCCACAGGCTGTGGGAAAGGTCTTCGGAGTCGTCTTGTGGCGGCTCTAGTTTTAGCTGACCCGCCTAGTCTGCGGGAACAGTCTCCTGAGTCGCTGCGGCGGCTCTTGCATTTTGGATGCTTGGCAGAGTGGCTTATTGCACCACCTTGCTAAGGTGGCGACCGGGAACGGTTCGGGGGTTCGACTCCCTCAGCATCCGCGCGCCGTGGCTGGCGGTAAAAAGCCATTGTGATGATGCCATTGGTTCCTTATGGCTCTCTGGGGGTTGAACGAGCGTCCCATGCTCCTGTTGTGGGTGGAGTGTGGGACGCTTGTTCTTTTGCTTTGGTGGCGGAATGGTAGACGCGGCGCACTCAAAATGCGCTACCTGTAGGGTGTGAGGGTTCGAATCCCTCCCGGAGCACTTGGGTTGGTTGATCTGAGAACTTTTCCTGCTGGGATGTTTCCCCTTTGGCGTGTTTTCCTGCTCAGCACCGGCCAACCCTGTTTTTGTGGAGGCATTGTGGCGTGGTCTAGTTCCCATCGTGATGAACGGTTCAATCCTGATTGGCCGCGTGTCCGTGCGATGATTCTTGAACGGGATGGGCATAGGTGCCAGTGGCCGGTCAAGGATGATTACGGGAATGTTCGCCTGTGCGGACGGTATGGGAATGAGGTTGACCATAAGGTTCGTAATCCCGTCCATGATGATGATCGTCCTGAGAATTTGTGGGTGTTGTGTCGTTGGCATCATCAGCGGAAGACCGAGGGTGAGTCTGCTGAGGTTCGTCGTGCGAAGGGTAGGAGTCGGAGGGAGAAGCGTTGGTATTCTCACCCGGCTTTCAAGTGAATGAGTTCATGTGCGCGGTTGCCGGTTGCGCTAATCCGGTGTGTGCGAAGGGATTGTGTCGTTCGCATTACGACCGTGACCGTTATTCGGGGTCTCCGCTGAAGCCGTTGCGTCAGCGCATGTGTCCTCAATGCCATACGTGGTTTGATCCGAAGCGTTCCGACCAGTTGTTTTGTTCTGGGCGTTGCCGTGTGGCGTATAAGCGTGCTCGTGATGATGATAAGTCGTTGCCGGTGAAGCCTGAAACGACTATGTACGTGCGTCCGGTTGACGTGTCCGAGCTTGAGTCCGAGCTTGTTGTTGAGTCTTTTACTGATTCTCAGGTGGTTGAGAAGTGTGGCGGCTTGTGCGCGAAATGCCATGAGCTGGTTGATGTTGGTTCGAGTGGTGCCGATGGTGCCGCTTTCGTGTGGAAGGTTCCGTTGGAGAAGTCGCATAGTGCGACTTTGGCGAATCGTCTGCTGGTTCACAAGCGTTGCGAGGGTGGAACGTCCTAGCTTCGCGTATTGCCTGAAACGGGCGGATTGTGAGGCTGGCTGTGGCTGGTAATGGTCGTGGTGCGCAGAAGTCGAAGAATCCGATTCTTCGTGCGCCTGATAGTCCGATGGGTTTGGAGTTTCCTGCTGTTCGCCCTGATGGGCAGGAGTGGCTTGAACGGACGAAGAAGTGGTATGAGTCGCTTCGTGTCAGTCCGTTGGCTCAGCGTATGGGTGTTGAGGCCGACTGGTACGCGGTTCAGGATTTGGCGTTGTTGAAGGATGATTTCTGGCGTCCGAAGACTAAGGGCCGTTGGATGTTGGCTTCCGAGATTCGTCAGCGTGAGGCCACGTTGGGCATTACACCCGAAGCTCGTGTGAGGTTGAAGTTCGATGCTCCGCAGCCTGACGATATGAAGGCTTCCGCGTATGAGGGCGATACTGAGGGTGCTCGTAACGTTCAACGGAACAGGCAGCGTGCTTCCGCATTGGGTTTGCGTGTCATTGATGGTGGTGCCTGATGCATACGCGCATTCCCGAATTGCATGGCGAGGATTTGACTCGTTCGATGGGAATGTTCGCGGTTTGGTGGATTGAGACTTTCTTCCGTGTTGGTCGTGGTGGCGGTGTTGGCTTGCCTGAGGCGTTCGACATGGACGAGTACGTGTTCATGCTTCACGCTTATGCGTTGACCGAGTGGGGTACCCGCCGGTTCAATCGTGTGTTTTATTCGCGTGCGAAGGGTAAGAACAAGTCCGGTAAGGCCGCTGGCATTTGCGCGTTCGAGGGTTTGGCTCCTTGCAGGTTCGACCATTGGGCGGAAGAAGGGGAGACTTACGAGTTTCTGGGCGAGGTCTACCCGTATGCGAAGGGTGAGCCTGTTGGACGTATGGTGCAGATGCCGCAGATTCTCTGCTTGGCTACCGCCGAAGGCCAGACTGGTAACATTTTCGATTCGATTTACTACAACTGCGATCAAGGCCCTTTAAGCCAGTTGAAGGGTGTCGGCCTTGATGTTGGTCGTACCCGTATCGGCTTGCCGGAGGGTGGGGAGATTGTTCCCACCACGAGTGGTGCCGCGTCCAAGGATGGCGGTTTGGAAACGTTCGCCGCTTGTGATGAAACCCACTTGTACAACACGAACAAGCTTCGCAACATGTACAAGACCGTTCAACGTAACCTCGGCAAACGTAAAGGTGATGCAGACCCGTGGATTCTTGAAACGTCCACCATGTACAAGCCGGGCGAAGAGTCCATCGCTGAAACATCGTACAAGTATGCGTGGGATACCGCTTCGGGCAAAATCAAGCATCGTAGCGGCATCTACTTCGACCATGTGTATGCGAACATCGACTTGGATGATTTCGCTGACGAGAAGAAGGTTCTCCGCGCCTTGCAGGTCGCGTATGGTGCGAGTGCGAAGAGTTCGGACGGTAAGGATCATCTGATATTGCCGGATGGTCGTATGACCGTGTTGAATGCTGATGGTGTTGACCCCGAGGGGCACACGTATTGGGATGGTGAGCTTGGCCCGTCGAAGGATGGGTGGATTGACCTGAATGGTCAGATGGATCAGATTTACCAGCCTGATTCAGACCCTGCGGATTCGATGCGCTACTATTTCAACACTTTGTCGAGCGTGCATGATGCTTGGCTTACGGAGTCCGACATTCAATCCCACATGCTGTATCGGGATGAAATGCACACCGCGTTCAATTCGATTCGTTTGGATGGCGCGTGGCAACGGTTCGTGACGAAACGTGAGCCTATCACGTTGGGGTTCGATGGTTCCGTGTCGGATGATTCGACGGCACTTGTGGGTTGCCGCGTGTCCGATGGCATGTTGTTCCTTATCAAGTTGGAGTCCGCTCCTGATGGGCCTGAGAAGGCCACTTGGCGTGTGAACCGTGATGCGTTCGACGGCATGGCCCGTTGGATGATGGACAACTACAATGTGGTCGGCTTCTTCGCTGATGTCGCGTATTTCGAGCAGATGATTGGCGGTTGGGAGAAGGATTACGGGAAGAAGTTGAAGGTCGGTCCGCGTAAGAGCGGCGACAA